CTCCAGAGTTAGTTGCTTTTTCAGAGCCCGCAAGACAATCAGACCGTTCTTCACGAAGAGAAGCAGCAAGAAGAATAGTTGCAGGAACAATAGCAGCAGCTACACGAAGTACAGACTATAGTGGCAGTACTGCAGGAACCTCAGCAACACAAACAGGAACTTCTGTAGCTTCAGGTGGGGCCTCTTCAACAGGTGGTATAAGTGTATCAAGTTCCCCTAGTATATCAGACCAATTTTCAAGTGCTTCACAACAAACTCAACAAGTTTTATCTATGAGCCCTAGTACTGCTGTAGCAAGTAGTTCAGTAGGTGGAGGAGGAACAACCTTTGCAAGCTCATCAAGTTCCTCAAGTTCCTCAAACTCATCAAGTACAGTGGTAGCTGCAAACACTTCAAGTACCTCTAGTAGTGATTCGAGTACTTCAGATTCCTCGACTTCAGAGTCTTCAGTAGGATCCTCTTCAGTATCTATAACGCCAATGCCAGGAATAGATGGAACAGCAACTGGAGCAATGGTAGATGTACAAGTTTCCAACTTATCTGGAGAAATTGATACTGCAATGTCTGGCGCTATGACAGCTTCCGAAGCTGATACAATAGCAGATCAAATTGTTGCAGCTAATATTGAAGAACAACAAGAACAAGGAACAACTACTCAAGAAGAAACAGGAAAATATGGAGACGAGAGTACTCTTGTAGCCTATTTAGGATATGTGCCAGGTTTTAATGCCTATACAAGTGCACAACTTCCAAAACAAACAAGCTGGTATGAGCCAACATCTCTTGATGGTGGTTATATAGAAGACAACATACAAGCATTTTATCAATTAGCAGGTACTAACATAAGAAATATGACTGCTATGGTTAATTCACAACCAAATTTATTAGGAGAATAATATGGAGTTTTTTCAAAAGAAAACAACACAAATAATAGGATTAGTAACTATTATAGGAACCTTAGCAGGTTTCGGATATACTGGAGCAACCTATGTCAATAGACTAGAAAATCTGGAAGCAAAGATTGGTGGAGTAAAGGAAGCAGATGACGGGCTACAAGCAATCGAAGAAAGATTTGTAGCTATAGAAACTTCTGTGCAATTTATTAATAAGTCTATAGATGAAAGTCTAGTAGCTAGACTTAATAGAAATGGCGATAGTTTAAAGGTAATAGACGAAGGTTTAACATCAATAAAAACTGATATCGCTACTTTAAAGGCGGACGTAAAGAATCTTAAAGAGGACACAGAAGGAAATCCTCTCGCCGATTAACTGACTAGTTATACCAATCGAAAAATAGTTCTTGACTTTGATTCTTAATTTTGGTATAATTAACAAGTGGAATTTTAATTCACAAGGAAAAGGGCAACTTAATGAATGAGGCAGACTCGAAAGAAACTGAACTCGATATGAGACTTACCACACATGAAGCAATTTGTGCAGAGCGTTGGAAAACTGTATTTAACCAGCTAGAGGGTATAGAATCCCGAGCTGGAGGAAGGTTTTCTGGGCTGGAAGGTCAAGTAACTCGTTTAGAGACAATAATGATCGGCGTAGCAGCTACTGGCTTAATGGCGGGTGGCGGATTGCTTTGGTCAATGTTCATGATGCTGCCCTAATTTAAAGGAAAATTTAAAAATATGAAAAAAATACTCGCATTAATACTAACCTTAACTGCAACATCAGCTTTTGCTGACGTTAGCGGAGGTGTTAGTTTAGTTTCAGATTATTTCTGGAGAGGCGTAAGCCAAACAGAGGGTTCCGCTGCAGTCCAATTTGGAATAGAAGCAGACAAAAATGGTTTTTATGGTGGGGCTTGGGCATCTACTGTAGATTTTGGAGGAGACGAATCCATAGAATATGATTTCTACGGAGGATATACTGTTGCACTTGGGGATTTAGCGATAGATCTTGGAGTAATTCAATATAACTATGATGATGGCGCAGATTCTGTAGAAGAATGGTATTCAGTACTTTCTTACAGTGTATTATCTCTTGGTTATTATCAAGATATGGATAATCAAAATGCTGATTACGTAGAAGTAGAAGTAGGACTCCCATTTGTTAAATTTATAGACGCATCTTTAAGATACGGTGAATTTGCAGATGATAGTAACTATACACAATTAACTCTCTCAAAAGACTTATCAAACAGTTTTTCAGTAGGACTAGAATTAGTTTCAGAAGAAGCTATTGATTTAGACTTATCAGAAAGAGTTGCAGTAAATTGGGGGTGGTCATTCTAAGTGGCTTACTCACAAAAAGTAGTACAACGATTTGAAAATGTACTAAAAAACCCACAAGCACATAACGTTGGTCGTTTTGACCCTGCTAAACCTAATATTGGTACTGGTATGGTCGGAGCTCCAGCTTGTGGAGATGTTATGAGATTACAACTAAAAGTTGAAGATGGCATAATTGAAGACGTTAAATTTAAAACATATGGTTGTGGATCAGCCATAGCAAGTTCGAGTGAGTTAATCGACTTACTTACAGGCAGTACTTTGGAACAGGCGAAATCTATCACTAATAAACAAATAGCTAACGCATTAGAACTTCCGCCTATCAAATTACACTGTTCTGTACTCGCTGAAGATTCAATTAAACAAGCTGTAGGTGATTATGAATCCAAAGCAGAGCAAAGAAGGCACAATGGAGGCCCAGAATGATTAAAGATTATAGCACAAAAGAGGTTAAAGCAACAAAAATGAAAAAACCTAAACCTAGCACAATGAAAGCACCAGCTCACGAAGACGGTTTTATTTTTGAGAAAGATAAGATGTTTTTCTTTAAATGGAAAGGGGGAGAATGTGGATATCATTCTCGCGTAGATGCTGAAACTGGTTTAGAAAAAGTAAGTGGCAAATTTAAAGAAGAAGATTAAAGCTGCTTGGTTATGGTTTATATCGAAATTCTTTCCTCGATATGAACTTACAGTAAGTTATAACCAGACATGGGGAGATACAGATGACAGAGCGTTTACTGTCAAAAAATTCTATAAACGAACAGATAAATATTTGAAATTTAAAACACATGAGGGCGACATGGTAGAAATAAGGGGCGCTCAAGGACTTAATTATAGAATAGAGGAGTTATAATGGAATATTATTGGTTATTAAACTTAACATGTATTATCTTAGTTTCATATTGGATAGGTAGATGGGACGGCAAGAGTAAAGTGGAGAATAAATTATGAACCAAGTATTAATAGGAATACTACTAGTATTAGGAATATTCAGTTATTACTTATACAGTGAAAATATTACTTTAAAAGCCAATAATTTAGCTTTAGAGGGTGCAATAGAAACACAAAAAGAAGCTATGGAAGTCATGAAAGGAGACTTTGAACTTCAAAGTACTCAACTGAATGAACTATCTCTAAAGAGCCAAGCGGCCCAAAGAGAATTAAATAGGTATTCTCAATTTATATCAGAATACAAACTTACAGCAAAAATTTTAGAAAATCCAACTGAAATGGAAAGGAAAATAAACAATGGAACAAAACACATATTCGAAGACATTGAGAAACTTAGCGATACTGTTGACAATCTCGATGATGGCCTCCAGTTGCAGCCTTCTAGGCACTAAACAGGTAGAAATAGTAGCGAAACCGATTGAGCGAACTATCGTTCAACCAGTCATGCCTCGAGAAATAGACTTAAAAGAGCCCACATGGTTTGTAGTTACTCCTGCTAACTTTGAGGAGTTCCAATCAAGAGTAATTGAACAAGAGAAAGAATTGGTATTTTTAGCAATGACAGTACCAGATTACGAAGTAATGGCATACAATATGCAAGAACTTAAACGATATATAACCGAACTTAAAGAAGTGGTTGTTTATTATCGTAAAGTCACAATGCCACCTTCTGAAGTAAAGAAGGAAAATGAAGAGGGGAGTAAACGACCAACAATAGGTCTATTCCCTAGAGATAAAACTGAAACAACAGACTAAATGAAACATATGATAAAATGGCTTAAAGTATGCGCCTTTTTATTAGCACTCATGTTGGTAGTACATATGCTAGAAATAGCGTATGATATTATATATCATTCAATCGATATTACAACATTATTTGATAAACGCTAATAGATAAAACTAATGGTTGTCGTAGATAGTTTATTACGACATGAATCAGTAGATAGATTATTACTGATAAGGAGAACTAATATGAAGTACTTAATAATAAGTATTTTCACCCTACTTATAGCAAGTTGCGCATCAGTCGGATCAGTTATAGATAGTACAAAAGCTGTAGCCACAGGGGTACTAGATATGACCGTAGGAACTGCCTCTAGAGTTGTTGGAGCTGTTGCAGAAGATGTAGCAGATACAACAGCATTTGTAGCAGATACAACAGCGGGCACAATTACTGCAGTTGCAGAAAAAGTAGATGAAGAAACAGATCAATTACAGGACGAAGATAGCCCAAAAGAGAAATAGCCCCTCTAAGTCAGAAAGAGGAATCTGCTAAATCAAAAGCATTAATAGAAATAGAAGTAGAAAATAAGTCAGAATTGACCAATGTTTCTGCTTTTATAAAACATTATTGTAGTGGCGATATCATTAGATGTGAACTAAAAATTATATTTAAAGACTGACCTTGATAATATATCATGCCTATTACATTAAAGGAGAAAGAGATGATTCACAAAAGTAGACTTAAAGTTTGCAGTACCTGTGATCAGTTAAATAAGTTTAAGGTGTGTAAAGCATGTATGTGCTTTATGCCGATTAAAGCAAGGCTTAATAGGGCATCGTGTCCAAAGCAAAAATGGGAGAAATAGATGGATTGGTTAAAGAGTAGAGTTTCAGAAAGAACAAGTTGGGACGGAGCGGTTCTAGTAGTAGTTTGTGGACTAGTATTGTTCACAGGCGGAGTTGCCAAAATATTAGCAGCAGCTGGACTATGCTACGGTGCATGGACTTGTTATAAAGCTGAATAATGCCTTACGGTAAAGGAACATATGGGAAGACAAGGGGTCGTCCCAAAAAGAAAAAAGGGAAGAAGAGAGGCAAAAAGTCTTAATAACTTCTCAGAATTAAAACAGAGTGAGCGTACCAAGATAAGTGACTTCTTAAGCGGTACGCTCAATCACATAATAAAATGGTAAATAAATTTAAACAAAAAGCTAAACAGCTATGGAACATGATTAATGGTACAGACAAAAACTTAGATGGACAAGTCGATATTCAGGATAAAATGATTGAAGCCAAGCAAAAAGCAAAAGAACGAGAAATCGTAAAGGAGAAATAAATGTCTTTCAGAGTAATCGCTGCTGAAGCAGCTTGCGGTGTTAACGTGGGTGCAGCTTCCACATTTTCTAACTCTACAGATGTTAGACTTGTGAATTCAGGGGCTACAAATAGAGTAGTAACTGTTGCAAATAGCGCAGACGCTACACTAGGGTCTTTCACACTAGCAGATGGAGAAGTAACTTTCATTAGAAAAGATCAAACTGATCAAATATTTGCTGCTAACGCAGAAGTATTAGGTACACCAGTAATTTTTAGCTAATGGACGATAAAACTGTTTGGTTAGAAGAGGTTGCAGCTACTTGTAGCGTGACTTTGTCTATCTTAAACAAAAAAGCTGAACAGGACGGACACGTATCTGAGCCTGATCAGGTTATGAGTAATATATGTATGGGGTATTTATATCTTTTGAACGTATGCGACTCAGCAGGAGTGCTAGATGATTTTGTTAATCAGCACCAAATAGGTACTGTACTAAATAGAACTATACACTAATGCTCGATGTTAGCAGAAAAGATATTCTTAGCGAAGATATTATGACTTTCGGTACAGCTGAAAGATTTATAAAGCTACCTATAGATGAATATATGAACTTATTAGGTATAGAACCTAATTCGGCTCAAACGGCATTAATCAATGCCTTAAACAACCCAAAATACAGATTTGTATGCGCCGCTATATCTAGACGGCAAGGAAAAACGTATATAACAAATGTCATCGGACAACTTGTTTCACTCGTGCCAGGCTCCAGCATATTAATTATGTCCCCCAACTACTCATTATCACAAATTTCTTTTGATTTACAAAGACAGCTAATAAAGCACTTTGATCTTGAAGTGGTAAAAGATAACGCAAAAGATAAGGTAATAGAATTGTCAAATGGGTCGACAATAAGAATGGGTTCAGTAAATCAAGTGGATTCTGCTGTAGGTAGATCATATGATTTAATAATTTTTGACGAAGCAGCACTTGCTGATGGAAAGGATGCTTTTAATGTGGCTCTTCGTCCCACATTAGATAAAGATAATAGTAAAGCAGTATTTATTTCTACTCCTAGAGGGAGAAATAATTGGTTTGCTGACTTTTATCACAGAGGATTTAGTGATGAATTTAAAGATTGGGCTTCAATAAGAGCCACTTATCATGAAAACCCTCGCTTCAGTGATGAGGACATCAAAGAAGCACAAAGATCAATGTCCCAAGCGGAGTTTGCCCAAGAATACATGGCAGATTTTAACACTTATGAGGGACAAATTTGGAATTTTAATTTTGAAGAGTGTGTCGCAGACCTTAATCAGTTAGATACTAGTAATATGGATGTATTCGCAGGATTGGACGTAGGATATAAAGATCCTACAGCTTTCTGCGTTATAGCATATGATTGGGATCAACGAAAATTTTATCTTGTAGATGAATACATGGACGCTGAAAGAACTACAGAACAACATGCTATCGAAATTCGGAAAAGAGTAGAGAAATATAACATTGATTGGATTTATATCGATTCAGCGGCACAGCAAACTAGGTTTGACTTTGCACAAAACTACGATATTTCTACAATTAATGCTAAAAAGTCTATTCTAGACGGAATTGGGCATACAGCGGGTATCATAGACAATGATAATTTGATTATTGACCAACGATGTCAACAAGCTTTATCATGTGTAGACCAATATCAATGGGATAGTAACCCAAATTTACTTAAAGAAAAGCCAAAACATAATATGGCAAGTCATATGTCAGACGCTATTAGATATGCGCTGTACACTTTTGAGACTACAGCGAGTACTTTTTAGATTTTGACCTACCAAAAAATAAATGTTGACATGAAGGTGAATTTTTGGTATAATTTTATATAAATAGGAATTTATGGATTTAAAACGAGATTTAGTCAAGTACGTTAGAGACAAAGCGAAATCTAAATATAAGAAAGACACCCAGTGCTTTATCTGTGGTGCGACGGAACATTTAGACTTTCACCATTTCTACGGAATGACTGAGTTATTAGAAAGTTGGCTGAGGAGTAATAGAATTACTATCACTTCTGCCGATGAAATCATGAATGTCCGAGAAAAATTTATTGATGAATTTAACAATGAGATTTACAATGAAGCTGCTACACTATGCAAAGCCCACCACTTAAGGCTCCACAGTATTTATGGTAAGAGACCAAGATTAGTGACTGCACTTAAGCAAAAACGATGGGTTGGAAAACAGAGAGAAAAACATGGCATGGTATGACAGATTTTTAGGTAGAAATCAAACTGACGAGAAGTTAAACCCTTCTCAGTCATTTATAGCCTTAAACGAAGGGTTAACATTAGATACCCGAGAAAACAAAGATAATTATAGATCAGCTTATGAAGAACTAGAAGTAGTTAATAGGGCTGTAAACATGATCGTAGACGATTCTGCGGACATCAAATATGATGTCAGCAACAAAGTAAATGGAGTAGCACCAGTAGTAGAAAATGTTCGAAAAACTCGTGTTGATTTATTACTTAATAAAGAACCAAATCCATTTCAGGATATCAATACTTTTAAGAGAAATCTTATAATTGATCTACTAATAGATGGTAATATTTTCGTATATTTTGATGGAAGACATTTATATCATCTTCCAGCACAGAATGTAACTATCCATTCTGATACTAGTACTTACATAGAGAAGTTCACATATGAAGGACATGTCGATTATTCAACGAAAGAGATAATACATATTAAAGAAAACTCATTTAAATCGATCTATCGAGGAGTACCTCGACTAAAACCAGCATATAGAACCATGTATCTACTTGATAACATGAGGAAGTTTCAAGATAACTTCTTCAAGAATGGAGCAGTTCCAGGATTAGTTCTAAAAAGCCCTAACACTCTTTCCGAGAGAATCAAAGAAAGAATGCTGCAAGCCTGGGCTACTAGGTATAATCCTTTAAATGGCGGTAAACGACCACTTATTTTAGACGGTGGAATTGAAGTTGATGATTTAACAAAAATTAATTTTAAAGAACTAGACTTTCAATCATCTATCAACGCGAATGAGAAAATAATTTTAGAAGCTATGGGTGTTCCACCTATACTTCTAGATGGTGGGAATAATGCAAACATTAGACCTAATCACAGACTTTACTATCTAGAGACAATTCTCCCGATAGTAAGAAAAATAGCTTATGCTTTTGAAAGATACTTTGGATTTGAACTTGTTGAAAATGTTTCAAATATTCCAGCACTACAACCAGAGTTAAGGGACCAAGCGGCGTATTACGCAACGCTAGTCAACACAGGCATAATGACACCAAATGAAGCTAGAGACGCAATGGGGCATGAACCTTTAGAAGGACATGATGATTTGAGAGTCCCAGCTAATATAGCGGGTAGCGCAGCAAACCCCGAAGACGGTGGGAGACCACCACAAGAAGAGGAACAGGATAATGGCGAACAAGAAAGCAGTACTTGAACAATTAGCAAATTTTTTTGCTGAACAAGGAAAAGTTTTAACACCCTCAGAGTATAAAGCTCTAGGTGCAGATGTACCTATGAGATTTATGGCGGCAAAAAGACCTTTCGGGTCTTGGTCTCGTATGACTCAGATGTTAAAAATCAACTTTCCAGACCAATGGGCCAAAGCTAACTCTGAAGCAGCACCTGCTCCAGCCCCTAAGGCTGAAGTAAAAGCAGCTCCAAAAGCAGCAAAGGCAGCTCCCAAAAAAGCTAAGAAATAAGGTAGGTACATATGGAGAAAATTTTTCATTGGACTAATACTTTCAAAACTCTTGGCGAGGACGAAGATGGTAGTGTTAATATTAAAGGATTAGCATCTACTAATGCGATTGACCGAGCAGGAGACGTTATAAACCATGATGCATGGATAAAAAAGAATGGACTAGAAAATTATAAAACTAATCCAATAATTTTATTTAATCATGATTATAATAAACCTATAGGTCGTGCAACTTCACTGGAAGTTACAGATAAGGGTCTCGAACTTGGAGCTAAAGTCTCTAAGTCCGCAGGCGAAATAAAAGATCTTATTAAAGATGGTGTTCTTGGAGCCTTTTCAGTCGGTTTCAGAGTCAAGGATGCAGATTATAACTCAGAAACCGATGGATATACAATAAAAGATGCCGAACTATTCGAAGTATCAGTTGTTAGTGTACCTTGCAATCAGGGAGCTATGTTCTCAGTTGCGAAGTCATTTGACAGCATGGAAGAATACGACGAGTGGAAAACGCACTTTAATAATCAGGCTCAGAACGTTTCTGCGCCACAAGCCGAGGGTAAAACCTCAAAACAGGAGACTAATATGTCAAATGACAAAACAGTTCCCGAAGCTAATATCGACTTAAAAGCTTTTGCAGAAGAAGTAGCGAAATCAACTGCTGCTAAAATTGCAATGCAACAAGCCGAAACTAAAGCTAAGGAACTTGCGGACGCAGAAGAGAAAGCAGCTCAACAAGAAGTTGAAACTGCTGAAACAGAAGCTGAGCAAGAAAAAGTTAGAACAATAGTCGAAGTTGGAATGTCTGGAGCTGAACAGCTCATGAATGACGTTGAAAAACGTGTTTCAGAAAAACATGAAGACTTAGAGAAAGTTGTCAATGAACTTCAGTCTGCACTAAAAGATAAAAAAGAAGAAATCGAAGCAATTCGTGAATCTAAAAGAATCTTTGGTGACAGGAATAACTCTGACTGGCAAAAAGCCTTCCAAAGCGACATTGATGACGCTTGGGTAATGGGTCTTGCTACAGGTAAAGGTTACGATACTAAACTGGGTAGATCAGTAATGGAAAAAGTTAACGCACATTCAGGTGTGGGTGTTTCTTCCGCTGATTTTGAACAAACAGTATCAACTAATATCGAAAGGGATATTCAACTAGAATTAGTACTAGCTCCGTTATTTAGAGAAATCCAAATGGCGTCAGCTACACAAATAATCCCAATCTTACCAGATGCTGGGTATGCTGAATTTACAGCTAACCAAACAGCTACGGGCTCAAGCCCACATGGTAACTTGGAAGAAAGAGGTGATACTTATGACGGAACTATGTCAGGTATCGACTTAACTGAAAGAACTCTTTCAACTAAAAAACTTATTTCTCAATCTTACTTAGGTAATGAGACAGAAGAAGACGCAATCTTGCCAATTCTACCTTTGATCAGAGAATCAATCGTAAGAGCACACGCAAGAGGTGTTGAAAATGCACTGTTAGTGGGTAACCACGCAGACGGCGTTTACGGCACAAGTGGAGCGACATTTGAAGGACTAGTTACAATGGCTGGATCTAACAAAACTCAATCCGCAACTGCATTTGCTTCTGAATCTTTAACAGCACTACATTTGTTAGCTGCTAGAAAGAATATGGGTAAATATGGAATGAACCCTGCAGACGTTACGTATATCGTTAACTCTACAGAGTACTACAGCTTATTGCAAGATGCAGAATTCCAAGATGTTAACCTAGTTGGCGACGTAGCTACTAAACTACGTGGCGAAATCGGATCAGTCTTTGGCTCTAAAGTCATAGTTTGTGATGAATTTGCAACACCAGCAGTTGCTAAGTTTTATGCCATAGCGGTATATGCGAAGAACTATGTAATGCCTCGACTAAGAGGAATGACAATCGAATCTGACTACGAAGTAGCTAATCAGAGACGAGTACTTGTTGCTTCTCAAAGACTTGGATTCACCGATATGATCGATGCTTCCACTTCAGCTTGGGCACTTCAGTACAAAGCTAGTTAATAGCTAATGCGAATATTTGGAGGGAATCTCGAGTTCCCTCCTATATTTTTTTAAAATAATTATGGCAGATTTAATAACATTACAGCAATACAAAGACTTTCAAGGTTTAACTGGCGTTCAACAAGATGCCCGTATTAATGTAATAATCGATTCAGTTAGTCAATTAGTTAAAAACTATTGTGGCACTAACTTTATTGATAATTATTCAAGCGCCAAAACAGAATACTTTGATGTTAAAGATAATGTAACTACTAGAGTTATGTTAGATGAAGGACCGATTAATGCGGTAACTTCAGTTTCAGAAAGAGATTCACAGGCAGATGCATATGTTACCCTCATTAAGGAAAATTCCGATAGCAGTGGTAAATATGAATATGTTGTTGATAATCTTACAGATAGTATAGTTCGCACTAATGAAAATGTGGACAAATCTTTTCCAAAAGGAAGAAAAGCAGTAAAAGTAGTTTATACCGCAGGGTATAGTGCTACACCTGAAGATTTAAAATTAGCAGTATTTGATTTGATTAAGTACTACTTAAAAGATGAAAGCAGGGAAAGAATGAGTGTTGCAGGAGCAACAATAGAAAACCCAGGTTCTAGTAGTGTCCCTAATAGTTCTGGATTTCCAGACCATATTAAACGAGTACTAGATATGTACAAAGTTTATAACTAATGGCAACAGGTGATCAGAAAAAACGATTAGAAGAACTATGGAAAACTGCCGACAAAGCAGTAAGAGGGGACTTAGAAGATTTATACAATACAGGAGCATGCGAGTGCGAAATAAATGTTTCAGAAATATCAAAACAGTTTAATGACCAGTGGGTACATACTAATAAAGCAGCCGCACCTGAAGAAGTGCGAAAACTATTTATAAGTTTAGCTAGAGATATAAAAAAGGAGTGGGTAAATAAAGTTTCAACAGGAACTCTCACAAATTCTGGATCAACAGTAAAAGTTACAAGGAATGGAAGTAGTGGTCAAGTTTTAAACTTTACTATGGAAAAGGGGGAATCCGGAAGAAAAGGTAAAAAAGCTCAGGGTGCTTCAAATAATTTTAAGATTTTTAAAGAAGTAAACGCAAAGATTTTTCAAGGCTTAGCAAAGAGTTCTACTTATAAATCATTATTTACAGGCTACTCGAAAAAGAAAAGTGGAGGTTTAAGATCTCCAATTGATATTGGTCACGTAAAAGCTTTAGGTTCTGCAGGTAGAGCATCTGCAGCCGCTGGTATCATAGAAGGAGTATTAGAGCTAGATCAACTATCTCCAGCTGTTAAAGCAGACTTTATAAAAACTCGAGATTCACTTCTCACATTAGGACTTAGTGATACTAGTAAACAAGTAGTTAAGTATAGTAATGGAGAACTTAAATTTATAGGTACACAACAGTATACTCTTGAGACTTCTAAGAAGAATAAAGGTGATAAGAAAAAAGACGATGACGACAAAGAAGCAGAAGTCGTAAAAACTTTAAATGATCTTTTAGAAAGTTTAGCCCCTTCTGCTAAAGATTTTGTTAATCAAACAGGCTCTCCCTCTATGGTAAATATAGTTGGAGACATGATAGTTAATACTCCTTTAAAGAAACGAGCCTATAAGAAGAAAAGAGCAAAAAATCTATCTAAATATAAAAAGCCTATAAAAGCTAGAAGCGGTTCAAGAACAGCTAGTAAAGAAGAGAAATATAAGGGCAGTAATGGAAAAGCAAGTTTTGGGTTAGACTCAGCAATGGCTGCAGGATTACCAAAAAGTGCAAGACCAGGAAAACAAACAGAAGGTGGATCAGGGCAAACTCCAGAAGATTTTGCTCAAAAGATAAGAGGGTTACTAAAGGTAAAAAGAGCAATAAATGCTCGATTACCTGCAGAAGTTAGAAGAAACATGGGAAGTGCTTCTACTCTTAATAATAGGACAGGAAGATTCTCAAATTCCGCAGAAGTAACACAAATTTTACCCGCAGCACAGACACTAATGGTAAAATACTCATACAGATTAGACCCTTATGAAACATTTGAGAACAGAGGCAAGAGAAGGTGGCCCGCAGGGTATAATCCTAAACCTTTAATTGCCAAAAGCATAAGAGGACTAGCACTAGGACTAGTAGATGAAAAATTAACAATTAGGAGAGAATAGTGGCATCACAATACAGAACAGCAAGAAAAAAGATAGTAGATGCACTAGTTAAACAGATTAAAGGAATTAATGGTATACACCCATATAATTCTAACGCTTTTAATAATGTTCATGGAAACATGATATTTTTAGATCAAATCCAGGAGTACCCAAAAATTTGTGTAGTCGCTGGAGATGAAGCCAGGCAATATCAGCCTGGTGAATTTAAGTGGAGATTCTTGAACGTAGACATAAGAGTTTATGTAGAAAATCAAGAAGATTCACAGGAAGCTTTGGCTATTTTAATGGAAGACATTGAAAGAGTCATAGACGACAATGATATTCTGTCTTACGATACTACTGTAAGTCCGAATTTAAAAACTACTTCCTTAACTTTATTATCATTATCAACAGACGAAGGAGTTTTAGCTCCCTTAGCAATCGGTGAGATGACAGTAGAGTGTAGGTATTAATCGAAATTACAAAGCAGGTAAAAACCTAGCTAAGTACTTTCAAAGAAAATAGAATAGGAGAAAAGCAATGGCTTTAAATCTTTCAAGAAATACCAAAGTATTCGTTAGTTCAGCTAATGGAGTTCCCACTGCAGGTGGGGGTATACTAACAGCTTATGTTAGTACTAAAGGTACTGGATACGCTGTCGGAGACATCGTAACCTTAGCTACCACTTCTGGCTCAGGCGTAAATGCAAAATGTATAGTTCTTTCTATTGGTTCTAGTGGCATCGTGGAAACGATAGCAATCCCAAATAACTTTAGAGGTAATGGCTTTGTTGTAGATGAAACAGCAACTGAATCAGCAGTAGAATCCTTTGCAGGCGTTAATAACGCTGGTGCAAGTGGACTAGTAGTAACAGTAAAAACTGTTACAGGAACTACTACAGCAGAAGGCGCAAGAGCAGGAACAGGACGATTAA